ATTCAAATCTTGACCACTTACGCTAACCCAACGATCTGCGTAGTACGCTGTCATTGGCTCGTCATCTTGACGAACGTTAACTTCAGTTGTGTTGATGTAGTTCTTCTTGTATTGCTTAATGTTGAAGCCACTACGACGTGTGTTCCACAACAACATACCACGTGGGTAAGCCGCTGGATCTGGAGCATCAGTATCTAAGTAGTTACTTGTTAACAAGTCAACAATGCTTGCAGCCGTTGTGCTTGCACCACTTGTGCTCCAACGTGCGTCAGAGTAAATGATACCAAACTGACTTGTGTGATCAGTTGTTGTCACTGCATCCCAAGTCTTGCTACGATCATTCCAACGCTTAACGTTTCTACCGTATTGGTCTTGGTCGCTTGTGTCGACCCATAAATCACCTTCAACAAGTGCTGTGTTATCAGACTGTGCTGTTGGTCTAGTTGCTTGCACAAATGGACCTGTTGGGTTCGCACCTGTTACATAATTTTGGTAACCAACCCATGTTGTACCATTATGTACCATAATGTCAACTTGGCTTTGATAACTTGCATACCACAATGTACCGTCTGTAGGAGTATCAGTTGGCTGTGTTGTATCAACAACATAACCTGTTACTGACAATGCTTGCCAGTTACTTGCTCTGTAATCATATGTAGTTCCTACTGGAGCTGAATACAAATTAGTTGTAGCAGTGCTGAAACCTAAGTTAGACCAGTTTGCACCAGTTAGATAAATTTCTCCGCCTAACTTGTGTGTTAGTGTAACTTTATCTGTAGTTGGATCGTAACTTGCTGTTACGTTAACTAGACCAGTACCTGTATCATAGTTTGCTACGTCACCAATTGCTGTCACAAATTCTTCAACTGAATTACCAGCTGTAGTAAATGTTATAGTGTTTAGTGATGTGCTGCCTTTAATGCTTTCTGAAATAGTAATTGTTTCACTTGCAGAAGTTACAAACGAACCTGGAACAGTTGCGCTAACTGTTGTAGCACCTGTACCAACTCTTGTCATAATTCTAAAGTTTGTGTTAGTATCTTTGTTGTAGTTTGCATTTACGAATAAACTGCCAACTGCAATGCTGTTACCACCACCTAATGGATCTAATCCAGCTAATGCGGCTTCTGCACTTGTGTACATTGGAGCATCTTTGCTTTCAAAAATCTGTGTATCGCCGTTAAAACGCTTAACACTCCAACGAGCACCTAAGTTAAACTCAGTAGTCTTAATCCATACAGAACCTGTTGGTCTTGTACTTGGATATGTGTTAATTGTGTCACCAGTAGTCCAGAATGGAACTCTTGTGTGAGCACCAAACTCTACCAACGGAGCATTGTATGTACCTGCGGCAATTCCAATTGGACTTGCGGCAATTGCTGTTGCGCTTGCACCAGCTAATGCTAAAATACTTGTACCTGTTGTTGGGGCTTCTAGTTTAATGTACACGTTGTTAGTGGCAATGAATTCAATTCTGCCATTCTTAACACGAGTTGTAACTGTGCTTGGAAGAACCAAGTTCAATGCCGCAGAAATTTCTGCAGGACTTGCTTCTACACCTTGAGTAGATCCACTACCTAAGCCGTCAACTTTATATTCAATAACATCTGGACTGCCTGTGCGGTCATAGTTACCAATGGTAATTTTCATACCTAAATCGCTAACAGACGCTGCCACTGCGTATGGGTTTGGTGTAACGTTACTAGTAGAGATACCAGTTGTTCCACCGGACATGCTGTGCAATGTCAATGTTAAGTCATTAGTTGGACTTGTGCCACCCAAAGCTGTACCTAAAATAGTAATTACATCGCCGTTTGCATATCCGCTACCAGCATAAGTTACTGTTACTGTTGTGTATTGTGTGCCACTACGAACAACTGTAAATGTTGCACCAGTGCCGCCTGTTGGGCTAACTGTGCCACTTACGTTGGTGTAGCTGATACTGCTAACGTCAATATTTGTAAATGCCTTAGAGCTAACTGCTGGCCATGAAGCTGTCCAGTTGCCGTCGCCCACTGCGTTTGTGTCGTTGCTACCAACTTTAACCCAAGCACTGTCAGTATTTTTATACCACATTGTGTTGCTATCGTTTGGTGTGCCAACTGCACTGTATGTTACGATTGCGTAATCGCCAATAGAACCAACGCTAGTCTTTGGCTTGTATGAAGTTGCGTTTTCTACATCGTTTACGCTGTTCAATACTAGAGCAACTTTGTTTGTAAACTGTTGTAGATCGCTATTCCATTCAAAAATACCAAAGCGTGATGCGCTAGTATCTACCCAATAGCTACCACTAGTTGGGTTACCAACTGGGGCTAGAGCACGACCAGTTAAAGCGTCTAAGTCTACGTTTGCACGTAAAACATAAGCACTATTACTTGCGCCCAAATAGCTATAAGCCGCAAATAAACCATATTCGTTTAATTCGCTGCCTTGGATAGCGTTGCCGCTTGAATCTTTTTCGAATACTGGAACACCAAAACGATCTGTAAGATCCTTTTGACTTGTTGCCAAGTATAAGCTGTTTGCATTTGCCGCCTGTGTGCCCGGAGCAATGCCTGTTCCAGAAGCGTTTGTTTTATCTTGTGACGTTGCCAAAACCACTAATGGTATTGTGCCTGGTGTCGCAGGATTATAAAAACTTTCATCAATGACGTTAACTTGTACGCCAGGTGATCCTAATTGTGCCATGTCCTAATCTCCTTAAGGGATCCTTGTTCAGTAATATTTAGTGATATTTCTAATTATCAGCTTGTTATACCAGGCTGAAAAGGGCACGAAAAGGGCTAATTAATTATATGAAGCGACTATTATGTAAGAATTGTAAAAAGAACCTTGCGGCAGTAAATTACCACAAGGAAGGTAAGACATACTACCGTAGTGTTTGCGATAGTTGCGCTAGGGGAACCAATGTTCTTGCTCCTAGATGGGAGAGAGCGGGTTATAAGAAAAAGAATAAATGCGACAAATGCGGAACTGTCAGCAATCAGTCAGTTGTGTTTGATGTCTATCATGTTGACGGCAATCTTAACAACTGCGCTCACAGTAATTTAAAAACTGTGTGCGCAAATTGTCAAAGAGTGTTGGTCAAACAAGGACTGGGATGGAAACAGGGTGATCTTCTACCTGATTTTTGATGGATTCGTAAAGCTCGTCAATTGTACCGTTGTTTTCTATTACAATATCAATATCACCACCAACCCAAGCAGTTTCGCTAGCATGGATTCCCAAAGATTCAATCTTATGTTTGCTCAGTGCCCAAGTCATATTACCTCGTTCACCTTTGTTCATGCTAATTGCGGCATCATACCAATCGGGATCATCGCCACGCTTTACACGAATAACAGTGCCACCAGCATTGTGAATAGCCTTAATTTCGTTAGGGAAACGTACATCACTAATAACAATGTTATCAGTAGTTCTACGCATTTTGTTCTCTAGGCTAGCAATCCAGATATCATCGTGGAATCCTTGGCGACAAACTTCAGTGCCCCAATATTGTAGCACCCAACGTGGCGTAATATCACGTCCTAAACGCTCACTCCACCAAATATCTTTTTGTTCTCGCCAATCTCTTGCTTGTTTGGTGCGCCCTTCCAGCAAAACGCGGTCCCAACCAAAAACAGCTGACACCGCATCTTTTAATGTATTTGCGAATGAGTCTCTACGGAACTCGTGAAAATTAACTAGATAGTCCGCGGCAGTATCTTTGCCTGAACCAATGAATCCAACAAACCCTATAATCATAGTATCCCCCAAGGTATACTATATTTTATGTTATTTTTATTACAGTGTCAAGGAAATTGATTAACCAACAATCCAGGTATAACCACCCATTGCACTTGGATCGCCACGTTTGAGTTCGTCTTCTAACTCTTTAATTTTGGCAATACCTTCAGCTTTAAGTGCAGTACCGTTAAGTGTTGTCCCGCCAGTTGGGCCTGCGATAGTTCCAAACTTTTCACGTGCTTCACCTAGCATTACTTTACAGTTGGCTAGTGTATATTCTTTGATCCAAATTGACGCATACGTGTCTTGTAGGAAAGCAAAGTCTGGACGATTGTTGTAAATTGATAGCAATACACGTTCATTACTTTGTGGGCGTTGTTGTACTGTTAATTTACGTGTTGTTGAGCTGTATGTGAACCCAATTGTGCCACCAAACATCTTGCCCACTAGCTTTTGATAGCCAGCAAACAAATAATAAGTTGCTAATCCGCCCATTCCAGAGCTGGAAAGCAAGTAAGTGTTAGTGTAGGCCAAGTTGAACGGTTCAAACAATGTTCCGCCATCTCCCCCACCTGTACGTGATCCAATACTGCGTCTAAAAATTTCACGAACTTGTTGAATTTCTTGTGGCAAGATGTATTCGTTCTGATCTTGTACCAAATCTAAGAAAGCATAACTTTCCTCAACACTGTTAGGACTACGCTGTCTATAGATAGCCAATGCCTTTCCTAGTGCAGTTTCGTAATGGATTGGATCAAGTTCAATGTCCACCATGCCATCGCCTAAGAAGGCTTTGACGTAGCTAAACACTTTTTCTTTTTCGTCTTTTAGGGGATCAAGTAATTCACTCATACACATATTTACCTAAATGATTATCAATAAATATAAGACTATGCCAAGACTCAGCTTATACCGCCCCGAAAAGGCCAATGATTACAGTTTCCTAGACCGTTCAATTTTAGAACAATTTATGGTTGGTGGTACTGACGTTTATATCCACAAATATTTGGGGCCACAAACTCCATCGGATGAAAACGCAAGTCCTACTACTCCTGTTCAAAATAATGCTATACCGGAATTAGGAATTCAAGATTTACTATTCTTAGAAAATAGGGATAGAAAGTACAGCGACGACATTTATATCATGCGCTGTATCTATAACATGCAACAGTTGGACTGGAGTCTAACACAGTTTGGACTATTCTTGGCAAACGATACGATTTTTGTGCATATACATTTAAATGATAGTGTAAAAAGAATTGGCAGAAAGCTAATGGCGGGAGATGTAATCGAGTTGCCGCATTTAAAAGACCCACACGCATTGAATGAAGCAAATGTTGCCTTACGTAGATTTTATGTAGTTGACGATGTGTTGCGCCCAACTGAGGGGTTCAGTGCAACTTGGTATCCGCACCTAATTAAATTAAAATGCAAGCCGCTAGTTGATAGTCAGCAGTTTAAAGACATACTTGATAAACCAGCAGAAGATCCTAACGGACCATATGCAACAACTGGAGATCAAACTAGTTTACGTGATCTCATGTCCAGCTACAATGTTAACATGGACATTAATAATCAAGTGTTAGCTCAAGCAGAAGCAGATGCACCACTAAGCGGATATAGTACAGAAAGTTTATGGATGGTGCCAGTTGATCAATTTGGCAAAGTAATGTTACAAGATGCAAGCGGTGTAACCTTGGATGCATCTTTGTTTTATGTCAAAGTTAATGGAGTCTTTATTGATGCACTAGGAGCAGAAATTGCTGAACCCAATGCTTTTAGTATTGAAGATCCAACAAAGACCAACTTGGAATATAAGGGTGTTCCAATTATTGACACGAGTATTACTTTAAAGAGTCCAAGACAAAACTATTACTTGGGGTATCTAGTTGGAGACACTGTTCCTCCTAACGGATATGAGCTAAATGGTATGGGAGTACAATTCCCAGACAATGCTATTTCAGGCAACTTCTTTTTACGCACTGACTTTGTTCCAAACAGATTATTT